CATGGGCCGCGCATGACCTGCTCGCCCCCCCCCGATCTGGCGGGTGGATCGTGGCTGACTTCTTCGGCGGATGGACCTGCTACGTAGAGCAGGGACGCTACGGACACCCCGCCAAAAAGGCCACGTGGCTCTACGCGCGAGGCGTCGATCTTCCGTCGCTGCGATGGGGACACAATGCAGATCAGAAAAGCGAGGCGCTTGTGTCGTGGTGCGGCAATCACGTGAGCAGCGGTGAGGTGCGACCACGTCTCGGCAAGAAAGCGGCGAACGCTTCGCCGCCCGCATTCGCCGAACTGCTCATCAACATGGCGCGGAGTGCAACGTGAGCCCGCCCACCGAGCGGTGCGCAACGCAATCATGCGTGGCGTCCTTGTCCGGCCTAAGCGGTGCCAACTCTGCCTCCGTGTTCCGCCTGTCGCCAGAGACGGAAGGACACAGATTAGGGCCGACCACTTCATGGGGTATGCAGTTGAGCACCGACTCACTATTCAATGGATTTGCGTTGTCTGTGACGGAGAGATCGAACGTGAGCGCCGCCGCGCTGCCGGCGCGCGGTGATGGCACGCAGACGTGGGCGACCCCGCGCCACATCATCGACGCCGTCGATTTGCCATTCGCGCTTGACGCATGCGCCCAGCCTGCGACGGCGAAGGTGGGGCGTTTCTATGCGCTTGAGCGCGGCGAGAACGGGCTTCACGATCCGTGGCTCGACGCGACGTGGTGCAATCCTCCCTACGAGGAGCAGGCACGTTGGCTCGCGCGTGGCGCGTACCTCGCTGAGACTGAGGGCATTCGCTCCGCGCACCTCGTCCTTGCCTCGACGTCGTCTCTGTATTGGCGACCGATGACGTTCGAGCGTGGCACCGTCGACTTTTATGAGGGGCGGATCGCGTTCCTCGATGCGCGTGGGCGGCCTGTCAGGGGCGCATCCTTCGCGAGCGCACTTGTACAGTTTGGGCCGGGGTCCACTGTTGGCGTCGTCCGCACACGTAGCGCCGAGACCGGGAGGATCGTCGGCACCTCTCGGCAGTGGCGCCTACTGTGAAGGAACATCCATCCCACTGGCTGCGCCGCTTTCTCGTCGCGCTCCACAACTACCGTGCGCTCGCACGCCAAGCTCGCAACGCCGCATCGAACGCCGTGCGTGACGGGCGGCTCGTGCTGCCGTCGAACTGCGCACACTGCGGATCGACGTCAAAGCTCGAGCGGCATCATGAAAACTACGACGAGCCGCTGCACTGCGTTGTGCTTTGCGGCCCCTGTCATCGTGCCCACCACCGCGCCATCGGGCCCACCAGCATCGTCGCGAGGATGATGTGAAGGCCATCGAAGTCTCCGACGCAGAGGCGCAGACGATCATCGAGGCGATGCGCGAGCGTCTGTCGCGCATGATCGAGAAACCCGCGTGGACTGTCGAGCGGTACCAGAACGCCGCGCGATGGCACAAACGCAACGGCAGCGGCAACGTGCGCGCAACGATCATCCTCGAGGCCGAGATGCATGAGGGCCAGGCGTGGTGGCACCTGTCTTTCTCGTTCGTCGACCGCATGCCGACGTGGCCCGAGATGGCCGAGATCAAGGATTGGATCCTCGGCACGTCGTCGACCGCTGTGCAGGTGGCCCCGCCGCGCGCGCAGTACGTCAACATCAACCCGAACGTGCTGCACCTGTTCACGCGCCTCGACGGCACGCTGCCGCTGCCAGATTTCCGCCGAGAGGATCTAACGCTGTGAAGAAGCCGCACCTAACCGCTTACGAGAAGCGCATGCGCGCCGGCCTGCGAGAGGCGATCCGCATCCTCGACGACCACGAGCCGTGCTCAGACTGCGGCGAAGAGCCTGGGACGCACGACGCGACCTGCATCGTGATGCTGCTGCTCGACGCGCTCAAGAGGCCACGATGACTATCGACATCGCGGCACTCCGCGCGCTCGAGAAGGCTGCACCGCCGGGGCCGTGGATGGCGATCGACGGTGTCGTGTACACGGTAGAAAATGACAAGTTTAAGGTGTTCACCGAAAAGATTTTTACGTGGGACAATGAGTCCGCCGACTTCATCGCCGCTGCACGTAACGCGCTGCCGGAGCTGCTCGACCGGGTGGAGCACCTCATGGAGGCAAACCACCTCATCCGCAATGAAATGAGTGCGCGGTGGGGCGAGATCCTCAGGAAAGAACACGCATCCGACCGCGCAGAGATCGAGAGGTTGCGGGATGCACTCAACAGGTGTGATGTAAATGTCCCCGACTTGCGCGAGCACGTCTACGTGACCGTGGCGATCGCGCTTGGAAGGGTGCCATGACCCGCGACCACTTCGAGCGCCTCATCGACGACCTTGAGAACGGCGACGCCAAGCGGCTCGACGACGCCGCGGTGTTGCTGCGACGGTATCGAGACGCGCTGGAGCACGTAGCAACTCACACCAACCGCGTCGTCGTCGGCGGCACGGATGAATCACCCACGCGGCGCGCGCAGTTGACGGCGTCGACGGCACTTTACGGAGAGCAGGAATGAGTACGTATAGTAAAGACGAGGTCACCACGATCGCGTATGTCATCGGCGACTCGTTGGTGAGCGCAAATGAGAGTGACCGCAATGGTGAGAGCGCCAATGTCGTGGATGGCCTGTTTGCTATCGCGCGGGCGCTTGAGGATGTGGCGCGGGCAATTGCGTCCAAGGGCGCACCCGGTGACGAGGACGACCAATGAGGACGAAGCGCTGCCCGAGAAACCTCACCGACGACGAGCGGGAAATATGGTGCGACTGGGACTGCGCCACGGCCAACACTCGGCGCCGGGAGCGCACAAAGACCGATCGCGCACGCACGGACCTCCGCACCATACTCGATACGGTCTCGCGCCTGCGTCGCGCCTTGGTGCGCAAGGAGATAAAGTGATCCTCTCCCGCGACATCGCCGGCATCCTCGACTGCTCCGTGTGGAGCGAGGGTTACCACGCACCCCAAGCGCCGACGCCACCAGCGGAGCCGCTGCCGCGCATCGAGCTCGACCGCTCACAGCGCAAGTTGACCGCCGCGAGGAGCACGGAGATCTTGCTCGACATCGTGAAGCGCTTCGGCCCCATCAGCACGCAGCACATCGAGGTCCGTTGCCGCTCCGCCGGTGTGCCGTACACGTCGACGAGGCGCGTCCTCATCAAGAAAACGCGCGACGGCACCATCTCGACGAGTGTGGCAACTGGTGTGCGGTTGTACCGGCTGGCGGGGTGAGAACGGTGCCTGAGCCTCCCGAACTGCGCGCCCTCCGCGTGAGCGCCGCCGATGGCGTGGCGTGGGCGCAATCGATCCTCGCGTATGTCAACGATCTGCATCTCGCGATAGGCATGGCCGCTGCGCGCGAGGAGAAGTGCGCCGCGCTCGTCGAGGAGGCCAAGAGGGCCGTGGCGCTGGCGAAGATCGACACCGCATCAGCGTCGGCCGTGAAGGTGAACGTCGGGCGTGAGGCCAAGGAGGCGCGCGCAGAGCGGCTCGAGGCCGATGCGCTGCTCGTCAACGTCGAGGTGATTCTCAAGAGGTCAGCGATTGGCCCAGAGGGGCGAGAGGTGTGCGATGCGGTGTCGACGTACCTCGACAAACGAGATCCAATGAGGGGGAGATCATGAAGTACAAGATCGTAGTTTGCATGAGTGGGTGGATCCTTGTTGGTGCAGTCGAGGATGAACACGAGCAGTCGATCGTGTTTTCTCGGGCTGCGACCATTCGCCGATGGGGGACGACGAAAGGGATAGGAGAGCTTTCGATCGGGCCGACGCCGGAGACGGTCTACGACCTCATCGACGAGCGCACGGTCATTGAGCGCCGCGGGATCCTCTACTCGTTCGAGGCGCGCGGCTGGGAGAAGATCGGATGAACGGCTACGGCGACGGCGACGGCAACGGCTACGGCAACGGCTACGGCTACGGCGACGGCGACGGCAACGGCTACGGCTACGGCGACGGCAACGGCGACGGCAACGGCAACGGCTACGGCTACGGCGACGGCGACGGCTACGGCTACGGCTACGGCGACGGCGACGGCGGTTCCGTGTGATCACCGCGCTCACCGATGACGAAGTGCTCGCACTACTGACGGAGGAGGAGCGCAAGACCTGGCACCACGAGATCTATAAGTTTGACCATGCGAAGCATCGCGAGGTACCCGCCCTCCTCCGCACCATCGCCATCGAGCGCATGGCGAGGCGTGACGCCGATGGTGCATTGCGGCTGATTCTGTCGTGGGCGCAGAACCGAGATCGGACGATCTTCGATCGTGACGCCATCGAGTCCTTGTGCCTCGTCGAGCTATCGAAA